TGAAAATCTTCCCACCGGCCAGCGGGTTGCCGTTGTTGTCGAATAGCTGTCCGGCAACGCCGAAAACAGGTGAAAGATTGACTGCCATAGTTATTCCTCAAATTTGGGGGTGAACACCTGGGGCATCCAAGGCAGCGGTGTTTCATCCCGTGCGGCCAGGTTCTTCAACTGCTGCGCCATCCGTGCTTCAACCAAGCCGTCTGATTCGGTTTTGATCCAGCCGACGATCTGTTCTTCTGTGACCTTCTCAAAAGGCGTGACCAGACGTTGGCCCCTGAAAAACCAAGTGCCTTCGGTTTCAACGGCCATGTCATCTTGCGCCACGCGGGCATGGTACTGCGCCTGGGTGATTAGCCCATCCTTGGCCTTGATGCTAAGGATTTTCCATGTGTAGTTCAAAACGCGCCTCCACCAATGCCGCCAGTTGTCGTCAAAACGCCGCTGGACGGGTTAAATTTTAGTTTAGTGCTAGTCACCTTGGCGGGCAAGTTCCCCGTGCTGTTGGTGACCCACACAGGGTAATAGTCAGCGTTGGTGCTGGTGTCGTCAGTAATTGCGATGTTGTTCGCGTTGGTGGCCGTGCCCGCGGTCGTTGCAGACCCTGCGCTGCCGTCAATGCTGACACCGGTCAGGCTCTGGCTGGCGCTGGCTCGATTCAACGCAATTGACGTAGTGCCGATGAACAGGCTGGAGTTACCAAGAACCGCCGACGGGATCGTGCCCGACAGTTGCCCCGCGGGAAGGCTGGTCAGGTTTGCACCCGATCCGCTAAACCCTGTGGCCGTCATCAGACCGGTGGACGGGTTAAATTGCAGCTTGGTGGACGATGAATAGGTCGTCGTCAGATTGCCCGCGGTTTGGTTGGCCAGCAGCGGGTAGTAGGTTGCATTCGTAGTCGTGTCGTCAGTGACTGTCGCATAAGCCACAGGCGTGACCCAAGACGGGGCCGATGTTCCATTGGATTGCAGCACCTTGCCAGCATCACCAGCAACAGACGCCAAAAACGCCGTTGTATCAGCCGCAGTCTGGTAGGGAATACTTGCAGCAGCACCACCCGCCAAATTCGTCGCCTTGCCCGCACTGGTGGCGCTTATAGCCGTTCCTACCGTGATGCTTGCGGGGTCAGTCCAACCTGGCGCTGTAGCCCCTGCGGTTAGGATGTATGTGGATGTTCCAAGCCCCAAGAACGTAGTAGCGCCGGAACCCGTTTGATACGGTAGGCTTCCCGCGGCCCCTCCTGCCAGGTTCGTTGCGGTTCCCGCTGTGGTGGCGCTTCCTGCCGTAGCTGCGTAGCTGACCGATAGACTACTGGCGGCAGCGTTTGTCCAATACTGACCTGTGCCGTTGTATTGGAGAACGTCAAGGTTATTGAGTGTTCCAAATTGAACGTTTCCATCAGTGCCCCCCAAAACAGACCCGTAGGTAGGCCGAACAAACAAAATGCCGTTGGACGTTCCTACATAAACCACCGCGGCCACTAAAACGATGGCGTTGGGAACTGCGGGTTTGTTCTTAGTCAGCCCCCCAGTGACGGCGGGGTTGTAGAACAGTTCATCACCAGCAACCCAGGTTTCTGCACCGCCTGTGGTATTGATGTTTTTGACCTCACCAAACGCAACGACAAAAATCCAGTCGTTGTTGTTGCCAGATTCTGCGGCCAAGCCAAGAATCAACTGGCCTTGATCTTTGGTCAGGCCCGTGGCGGCTTTCCCAATTAGGCCACCAGACGCCCCAACCGTACCAGCAAACGAAACCACCTGGCCCTTAGTGATGGCCCCTTGGCACTTGATCCGATAGAACTGCTCCTCGCCAATCTTTTGCACCACATTGCCATTCATCTGGAAGGCAAGGGTCTGGAATTGATCTGTGCTGTCGTAGTAAAGTCTTGCGGTCGCGTCGGTCGGCAGCGGGCTTTGGGTGCTGTTGAAGTCGATGTACGTCGGTGTGGCTATTGCGCCCGTGATGGCCGACATACTGGTGATGTCGTTATTCGCCCCCAAGACGGCAGCAGACAAGTTTGCCCTAGCCCCCGCGGCATCAGATGCGCCCGTCCCACCGTGCAACACAGCAACATCTGTAGCCGCCCAGGTTCCCGTGGCAATTGTGCCCAAGGTCGTTATGCTGGTCTGTCCTGGGTAGGTATCCGAAATCTTTAGACCGCTGGCGCTGGCGTCTAGGGTCGTGCCGTTCAGCTTGACCGAAAACGCATTAGAAATCAGTTGCAGCCCGTTTCCTGCTGTGTACGTCCCAGCCCCTGAAAACTGCGTCCAGGGCATATTAGTCACGCCAATCGTGCCGGTGGAACCCGCTGTAGTGACCCAACCCGTTGATGCTAGGGTCGCTCCATCCTCAATAAACGTGAACGCGCCAGGCACTTCGGCCCAGTTGTTCATATCCAAGGTGCGTGTCCAGCCCGATGCAGACGCTGCATAGATGCCGTTTTGCGCTGCGTTGGCTTGGTTCTTGACCAGGATGCGGTCACCAGCGGTCAGGCTTGATGTCCAATCGCCACCGGCCTGAACGCCTAGGCCCGACAGCGTGATGATGTTTGTGGTCGTGTAGAGGCAGGACGCTTTGATGTCCAGCCCCTGCGCCACAGAATCAACGTAAGCCTTGTTGGCAACGTCTGCGTCTGCTACAGGGGTCGCAGCCACCTGGGCTGTTGTGAAATACGCCGCTGCCGCAACATTTCCACCGATGATTGACGAATCAATCGTGGAGTTCGTGATCGTCAGCCCTGACTGAATCGGGCTGATGACCGGATAAAAGTACGAACCAGCAGGGCCAACCAGCGTGATTGGGGCAAACGTCGGCTCAGGGCCAAAAATACCCTGTACCGGAACGATATTGATGGTCTGCTGGCTAGCGACCTGGTTGGCCATAGCTTACCCCGCGGCCAAAGGCGTCACGAAGCATTCGCCGTTTGCGGCAGTGCCGATGATGGCAATGAAGAACGAATTGCGCGGAGCGGGAACCACAATCGGGTAGTTCATGCTCGGCGGCAGAATCACGCCAGGCGTTGATGCGCCAGTGCTAGGAACTGCGGGTGTTCTGGTCGTTCCTGAAGTCGTGCCCAGGCTGACCACAACCGACGCGCTGCCGGTGTTAATCAACGCCACAAAGTTGTTTTCAACGTTGGTGTTGGGGACGATTTCTAGGGGGGTAGAAGCAGACGACGGAACCGTGATCCGATACGTCGGCCCATTGGGTCGGAATGTAGGCAGCATTTGAATCCCCTTTCTTGCGAAATTATAGGTGTTGAATGCGAAAAAGCCACCCCTTGTGAGGGCGGCTTTCTCTGTTCACTATCCCATTCCGTTTAGGAAAGGAACGTCAGGTCGTAACCGTAGAGGAAGACATCGGCGGTAGCCGCTGCGCCCTGTGCCGTAGTGCAACGAATGTAGAGTTGATCCACAGTGATTGCATCGGTGTCGGTTGCGGCGGTGATGACCACTTTGTCGCTGGCCGAATTGCCGGTCAGTGCATAGGCGGTCTTGATGGCCGTACCAGTTGCGCCAGGGCCGGTGTAAACGGCCAGTTGGGCGGTGGTCAGGTCAACGCTTGCATTGGCCACAATCACGCTTTGAACGCTAATGTTGCCGATGCGGTTCACGATGTTTGCCAACGTGTCGCCTACGCTGTTGAGGTTAACACCCTGGGCGCTGGCCAACAGGCGAAGTGCCTGGTTGGTGGCCAGATTTGAAGGGTGATTGGTTTGGGTACTTGCTGGGCCGGGATTTGCCATGATAGGTTTCCTTTCAATTAAAAGTTAAGCCGCAACTCGGCAAGCCAGTTCCTGGTACAGCGGTGCCCAACCGTACAGCACATCCAAACGGGTCGGGATGCTGTCGTTGTTGATCGTGTACTGGCGAACAATACGCATCGAAAGACCCAGTTCCTTGTCCGATGCACGGCCAGCAAAGTGGACGCCATCAGGCAGTTCAAGGTCAGCGGTGGCCAGGGTGAAGGCGTTGCGGTGCATCACAATGTTTTGTGCGCTCACAGTGCCGGTGGCCGAGGTGCCGATGCTGAACGGGGTAACCGTTGCGGTTGCGGAAGTCGTGGGGATGGTCACGTTCTGGAACTGACCGCCAGTGATGATGGCCGGAACCACAGTCACTTGCATGGTCGAAGAACCCGAACCGGTCACGGTGGACTGAACCACAAAGTTGCGGTTTTTGTTCGAACCATAAGCCTGGCGGTTCTGCGGGTTGACTGCGAACACGTTGGCAATCTGGATCACATCGCCTTGGCGCAGCGTCAGACCGGCGCTGTGGGTCAGCGTGATGGTCGAAGACTGTGCCCAGCCGGTAGCGATACCGATGCTTTGGGTGTTGGCGGTCAGGGTGCCAGCGGTGGTCGTCCACGAACCAAACGTTTGCGAGATAACGTTCTGATCCATCTTCCAGTTCATGCCACCGGAATCACGGCCCATCAGACCCTTTTGGTACTGGGTGCTGACAGCGGACTGCGGGTTGAACAGACCTTTGAGGCTGTCAACGATGGTGGCGCTGGTGAACGGCTCAATAATGCACGAACGACGGCCATCACGCGGGGCACCCTCGCTGTCCAGGTAAGCCTGGGCGGTCAGGTAGGTGATAAGACCGGTCGGGGGCACACCAGCAGTACCAACGATGTTGGCGGTGCTGTTCTTGGCCATGGTCAGACCGTCAAAGTCAATCTTGTTGGCGATGGCAGCAACGGCGGGCTTAAGCACTCGGTCGCTGAACATATCCAACGAAAGGGCCAAATCCTGGGTCGTGAACTGGGTATCGACGTGGAATTGCGTCGAGAGGGTCACGGGGATGCTGGTTTCGTTGAAGTCTTCAACATTGAGGGCGGGGCCGGTCGTACCGATGAATCGGCCAGGACGACGGACGTTCAGGGTGTTGCCAATCTTTGCACCGACAACAGCAAATTGGTCGTCATATTCGCGGTTGACTTCGCTCGAAAAGGTCAGTTCGTTTTCCAAGACCATCAACGCTTCGTTGGTGATCTTGCTAATGGTAAGCAGATTGTTGGACATTTCAGTTTCCTAAAAAAAGGGTTAATTGTCAGCGAATTTTCCGTGCTTGACGGGCGGCTTTCCACTGCTGGAACGATCCGTGGAAATTGCCGTCGGCATCCACGTTCGCATCCACCGTGTTCAGCGCACCCCTGAGCGGGTTAATTGGTGCTGGCGCTTTTGACTTCACAGCAACAGGCTTCACTTCGGTCGCTTCCTTAATGAACCGGGCTTCAATCTTCCCGATTTCGCGGACGGCAGAGACAACTGACATATCGGCCAGCTTCTTTGCAAACTCGCTGTTTTCAGCAAGGTAGTAAAGAATCTGTGGGCCATTTTCTGACTCGATGATTGCATCGCGGACAGGATCAGAAACCCTTACGTCACTGCTTTGCACCATGTCGTCAAAGTCGGGCAAATTGGTCTTGGCTGCGTTCACACGGTCTGCCCAGGTTTTGAATCTCGCTTCCTGTTCAGCCGCGGCCTTGCGGGCCTTTTCCTGA